TATCTAAACTTGAAGTCGCAACAGAACGCTTAGATATATATAGAGAGAAGATACTAGATGATCTTTATATAAGTTCATTTATCAATTCACCTAGAACTAAATATGATAAAGATGATAAAAGATATATTTAATAGTTTAAAAATGTCTCATAAAGAATGGGGATTAGAAGAAGGAATAGCTGCAATGATAATAATAAGCATTTCTGTTTCATATTTATTATTTTGTTTAATTATTTGTTTAAATATCTAATAACTAAATATGGCAACAATAAGACAAAAAGAAGCATTTAAAAAAGTCATTGAAAATCATGGAAATGTAAGTAAATCTATGAGGCAAGCTAAGTATTCTAAAGAGACAGCTAAGAATCCTTCTAACTTAACTGATAGTAAAGGCTGGAAAGAATTGATGGCTAAATATTTACCAGATGATGAGCTCGTAAAGAAACATAAAGAATTATTGAATGCCACAAGATTAGAACATATGGTATTTCCCGGAAAGACTTTAGAAAAAGATATTAAGAGTTTATTAGCAGGAGTTAATTGCGTAGCCAAGAAGATACAAAAGATAAATGAGATTAAGCATGTATGGTTCTGGGCTAAAGATAATATAGCATTAAAGTCAGCTCTTGATATGGGCTATAAATTAACTGGCAAGTATGCTCCAGAGAAACATGATATAAACTTTGATAAATTTAAAGATCATTCAGATGAAGAAATTAATCAAGAACTTAAAAGACGCGAGCAAGGAGGAACTTCAACAAGCTCTTTACCAAAGAAGAAAGAATAATCCTACTTCTATCTATACTCCTAATGAAAAGTGTCAGAAGTTTCTTGAAATGGTTGGAGAAGATAAAACATTCATTAGCTTATTTTCAGCGGCCAATGGCGTAGGCAAAACTTGTCTAGGCGCTAACATATTAGCTCATATACTATGGGGCCAATCAGGAAACAAATGGTTTGGTAATGAAGGATTTAAATGGGAGTTCAATAGAGGAGAAGTTCATCAAGAAGGAATACGCAAAGCTATCGATCTCCCTCTTTATAACAACTGGCCATATCCAAAGAGAGGAAGAATTGTAAGTGATCCTACTACAGTTAAAGAAACAATAGAACCTGAACTTAAGAAATGGTTTCCTAAAGGAAGATATAAAACTAACAAGAAAGGTAAGAATTATTCTTACTTCTGGCAAACAGACACAGGACATGTATTTGAATTAATGACATATGATCAATCTTTAACAGAATTTGAATCAGCTACATTAGGATGGTGCTACTTTGATGAGCCACCTCCATTAGCAATCTTTAAAGCTACTGTAGCAAGAATGAGAAGAGGAGGAATCATATTTATTGGAGCAACACCTTTAACTGGCTCAGCTTGGATGTATGATAATTTAGTCATTGCGTCAAATAGAATAAATAAAGAATTTAAAATGGATTAACACTTTGTAAAGAATGTCATTATAAAAAATATACTTATGTCAAACGAAATAGAAATTAATTCAGAAAGACAAATAGGAGTAATATTCGCTGGAGTAGCAGACAACTGTATAGAACACGGTGTAAGAGGTATTTTAGAACATAAAGACATTCAACGAATGATAAACGAGTATGACGATGAAGATAAGCAAGCTCGTATCTATGGTAAGTTTCAACATTTAATAGGGTTAATATTTAAACAATTCACTCCAAAGATTCATGTCATTAAACCTTTCAAGATAAATTCTAGGGACTTCGTAGTTATAAACGCATTAGATCCTCATCCTCGCAACCCTGATGCTGTTCAATGGATGGCAATAGATAAGAATGGAACTAAGTTTATTATAAACGAATTATACGGTAGCTATAAAACTGCTGAGCTAGTAGAGAAGATAAAAAGCAAAGAAACAGATTATAGAATAGAACTTAGAATAGCAGATCCTGCAGCATTTGTTGAAGACAAGCATGCAACTAACTCTGCTAAGAATACATTAGCAGCTCAATTAGATCAACTAGGCTTAAGATATCAGAAAGCAACTAAAGATAGAACTAGAGCTAACAGAAGAATAGGAGATGCATTAAGTTTTGATCAGAAAGGTGAACAACTGCTATATCCTCCGGAGTTATACATATTTGATACATGTGCTAGAACTATATGGGAATTTGAACATTATCAATGGGATGATTGGAGAGGTAGAGCAGCTGAAAGAAAAGATCCTATGGAGAAGCCAATGGATAAAGATGATCACATGATGGAGAACTTAGGCAGAATGCTAGTACAAGAAGCTTCCTGGTTTCCTCCAGATCCGATTAGAACGATAAGAGCTAGCGAGTCACCAGCTAAAAGATTAGATCCATTTGATTAATAAAAATATATGGAATTTTTAATAGGATTAGGAATAGGAATAGTTATAACATACTTCATAATGTATTCTTTATGATAATACAAGTATTAAAGATTAAAAAGATAGAAGGCAATATGGTTTATATTAGAAGAATAGGCAATCTATTTGAATACATATTAATCTATAGAGGAAAGATATATCAACACTATATGAAAGTAAAGCCACGGTTCGTATTAAAGTTCAATGAAGATGAACTAAATGCTATTGTAAGAGTGTTGCTTACAGCTGCTACCAAAGTATTAAAAGAATTAAAAAAGAAAAAGAAATACGAAAAAGCTTTTTAAATAACTAGATATCTATGGCAAATCGTAACCTATCAGAAGGTTATGAAGATGCGACAGTAAATGAAGATGTGAAAGACGAAGCTCCAATCAACGACGAAGAGCAAAAGAAAGTAATAAAACAAATCGTTGCAGAGAATAACTTAGCGTTCAAAATAACTGATGCTAAGAAAACTCAAGCTTTAAAAAGACTAAAATTATATAATAACCAAAAAAGAGACCAAAGCAAAGTGGGCGATCCTTTGCTTTTTACTGTTTTTAATACTGTATTAGCTGCTTTATATAAAGATAAGCTAAATGGAACTTGGAAAGGTAGAGAAGAAGGAGATAATGAAACAGCTGAGAATCTAACTGCTATCTATAAATACGATCATACTTTAATGAAGAGATCAGAATTAAATTATTATTGGGATTGGGACGCTTGTTTCTTCGGAAAAGGATATGTTAAATTAAATGAATTTGATAGAAAGAGAATGTGTCCAATAGCTGAGCTATTAGATCCAATGACTTTTTTAAGAGACCCTAGAGCACAATCGATTAATGGCGACCAGATGCATCGTAACTCTGCTCGCTTTTTTGGTAGGCCAATAGGTTTAACTAAATATGAAATGGAAGATAGTGACTCTTATTTCAATCTAAGCTTATTAGAGAAAGGAGAGAAAGACATTCAATCTACTAAAGATAAAGCTAAAGAAGCAAGAGACGAAGCACAAAACTTAAATACTTCTAAATTAGAAGAAGCTCTAACAGAGAATTATGAATATCAATTACTAGAATGGTACACAGTTATTCAAGGTAAGAAATATATTGTTACATTAGCTAATGATAAGAAATTGATTGTTCGTTATAAACTACTCAAAGATCAAGAAGATTGGCCTATTATAGAGCGTAGTATATTTCCTATTGCTCATGACTTTGATGGAGTAAGTATTCCTGACTTAATAGAAGATAAGCAAAGAGCTAGATCAGTAATGATTAACTTAGGAATGGAATCTGCTATAGAAGATTTATATTCTGGATATTTTTATAACAAGAGCAAGATTAAGAATGTAAACGATCTTGATGTAGCTCAACGCAAGTATGTAGCTGTTGATGGAGATCCTGCCAATGCAATTGTTCCAAAACAGAAGTCAACATTCCATAGTCAAGTAAATTTAATACTTAATATATTAGATGTAGCTGCTCAAAAGAGTGTAGCTGCGCCTGAAGTAAGTCAAGGAGTTCAACCAGGCAAAGAAAGAACATTAGGAGAAACTGAATTAGTAGCTGCTGGATCTGATGCTAGACATTCATTATCTGCTAGAGTATTTGGTTGGTCAGAAGAAATCTTTGCTAGACGATGGTATTGGGCTTATAAAACATATTTCAAAAATGAGATTGATGAGAAGGTATTAAGATTAGAAGGACCATTAGCTCCAATCTTTAGAACATTAACAAGAGATAATCTAATAACTAAAATAGATCCAGATGTTTATATTGAAAGCACATATATAGCAGAAGCTACTAAAAGAAAGAAATTCAATGACTTCTTTCCTTACTTCCAATTCATTGTACAAGATCCAACAGTCAATAGAAGATTTGGTTTTAGGCAATTAGGAAGCTTAATAGGAGAGAGTAAAATGATGCTAGACTTTCTAATACCTCCAACAATAGATGAAATGATATCTGAAGATGAGAATAAAAAGATAGATAATAATAAATTACCAAAGATTAACTTTGCTGATGATGATCTAATTCATCTAGGCATTCACAATAAAGCTTCTGATACTAAAGCTAAGCTAGCTCATATAGAAGCTCATAAGTTAATGATGATGGCTAAGAAAATGAATCCTATGATTGGAGCTCCCGAGCAACAAACTCAATTCCAACAAGTTCAATCAGCAGAAGAAGGACAAACAGCTAAACCAGAGCAGTCTAATCAACCACAACCTAATCAACCTAATCAAATAGAAGATGGCAATAAAAAATGAAGCTAAATATGATCCAGTCTCTGCTTTAGAAACTTTAAAGGTTTCTTTAGGATGGAAAGAGATAGAGAATATATTAAATGAAAACATATTAGATCTTCAAAGTAGATTGTCAGGCAATGAAGGTGATCTGGTTGATCTAAATGAAGTAAACAGATTACAAGATAGATTACAAGACAGAAAGAGATTGCTAAAGCTACCTGACTTACTAATACTTTCTTATCAAGAAGTACCTACTATAGAAGGAATGAAGAAAAAATTAGATCCTTTTGATTAATTATAATTCTATATTATAAGCCAGCAGAATAGTCCCTGCTGAGATTTCCACGACGAATGTATCGCCATACATATATGGTCGTGAGTAAAGAACAAACATGGCAGAACAATCCGATACTTTTATCGAGTTAGAAGATAAAAAGTTTCAAGAAGATCCAGCTCATCCAGGAGAAATGCTCTTAGATGAAGAAGGTCAACCAAAACCTTTTATCGAACCAGCTAAACCAGCTGAAGAAGAAGTTAAAGAGGAGGAGAAAGAAGAAGAGGAAGAAGGAGAAGAAAAAAAGGAAGAAGAGGATGAACTTCCTGATGAACCTCTTGTTCGTAAAAGTGCCAAAGACTACATTCTTGAACGCAAAGAGAAGAAGATAAAGAAACTAGAATCTGAGAAAGAAGAGGAAATTGAAGAAGACTTTGAAGATGACATTCCTAAAACTCGTAGCATTATTCAAGAAGAAGTAGAAAAAGCACAGCAACCTCTAGTGAAAACTATGGTAGATAAAGAAAATGCATTAGAGAAGGAAAAGACTTTTAGTGAATTTAATATCAAGAATGATAGTAACTTTGCTAAGAAGGTAGAGAGATATATGGACGCATATCCTCGCGTTCCAGTAAGATTCATTGTTTTAGGCTTGGCCGCTAAAGCAAGTGAAATAGGAGCTAAAAGGTCTGAAGCTGATAAAGAAGCAAAAAAGGATATTTCAGGTGGTCATAGTAAAAGACCAACAAAAATTACAGAAGGTAATCTTCCTGATATAGACAATATGACTCTTGAACAGCAAGATGAGTTAGCTCATAAAGTCAAAACAGGTCAAGCATTTTAATTCATTAACTTAATTTTGTATGGCAACTACAACTACAGGCGAAGTAACTCATGTCGTAAATAACTTTTATGATAAAAGATTATTACGCAAAGCCATCCCTTTGTTATTACATACCAAATGGGCTCAGGTTAGAGATATACCTCGTAACAACACAAATGTAATCAAATTTAGAAAGTACACTTTATTAACCGCTGCTACAGACGCTTTAACAGAAGGAACTACTCCTACTGGAAGCAGCTTAGCTATCACTGATATAACAGCAACCGTTCTTCAATACGGTGATTATGTTACATTATCTGATATTTTAGTCTTAACAACTTTAGATCCAGTATTAACAGAAACTGCTGAATTACTAGGTTTACAAGCTGGAGATACTTTAGATCAGTTATGTCGTAATGTTATGGTAGCTGGAACAACTATTCAGTATGCATCAGACGCAGGAGCAACAGCCAGTATTACCGCTGCTATGTTAATAACTAAGACTGAAGTTGATCAAGCAGTAAGAACCTTAAAATATAACAAGGCAAGAAAAATTACTTCTATGGTAAGTGCAAGTACTGGTTTCAACACTAGTCCTATTCCTGCCTGTTATATTGGTATCTGTCATTCTTATACTACTTATGATTTAGAACATGTTTCAGGCTGGATTCCAGTCCATGAATATGGTCAAAAAGTAGCTATGGAAGGAGAAGTTGGAACTTTAGGTCAAGTCAGATTTATTGAAACAACTAATGCTTCTATCGAAGAAGATGCTGGTGCTGGTTCTATTGATGTTTATAAGACCATGATTTTTGGTGCTGATGCTTATGGTATTAGTAGAATTTCAGGAGCTGCAATGAAGAATATTGTTAAACCTTTAGGCTCTGCTGGATCTGCTGATCCTTTGAATCAAAGACAAACATCTGGTTGGAAAGCAGAATTTGTAGCTAAGATTTTGAATGAAGATTGGATTCTAATCTTAGAACATGCTATTTCATCTTAAGCAGCAATATTAATTATTGATTTATGAACTTAATTACGCTTAAAGTCGCAGAATTGCGCAAAATGGCTGAAGGTCGTAAGATCAAAGGCTGGGAAGATATGAAGAGAGCTGATCTAATAAAAGCTTTATCTGTAAAGAAAGAAGTCAAAGAAGATAAACCAAAATTAGAAGAAGCTAAAGTCATATCAGAAGAAGTTATCGAAGAAGAAGTCAAAGAAGAGCCAGTGATAGAAGATAGTATAGGAATAAAAGGAGATAGAACTCCTACCGGAAGTAAAGCAGAAAAGATGAAGGCTCAACTTGCTGGACAACCTAAAATCAGTATTTGTGTCCCATTAGATCCAGGAGAGAAAATAGGATCAACCAAATCTGTTTGTTTGAACGGTTATAGATTAAACATCAAGAAAGGCGTTTATGTGTCTGTTCCACAACAAGTGGCTGATGTTATAGCTAAATCAACTAATCAAATATTAAATGCTGATAATATTAAAGGGCAAAGTTCAGGACAGCCAATCAGAATAGAAGGTAATAATCTTGGATCAGAACTAAGATAGAATAAATAATCGTAGTCGTATTATTATTCTTAATTTAATTCATCTTAATTAATTGTTATATGGCAATCACATCAACTCAAACAGAAAGTGAAATCCGTAATGTAGCTGTTGGAGCCTACTTAGATACAGGAACTGTAGCTGCTTTCGACATTACTTGTGGTTTTACTCCTCGCTATGTTCGTATAGTAAATGAAACTAGTGGAGATGTAGAAGAATGGTATGAAGGAATGGCTGATTCCGAAGCTTACAAAAGAGTAGCTGCTGGAACTGGTGCATTAATCACTTCTAATGGAATTATTCCTTTAGCTAGAGGATTTACAGTAGGATTAGATACTGACATTCATGTCACTTCAGAACAACTCTCTTGGATGGCAATAGGCTAACCAAAACTTAATCAACTTAAATACTTAAAGGTCGCCATTAATAAGCTAATAGATCAGTGAAGGCGAACACTTCTATGATCTATCTAACAATATTTATATGTCTAAATTTTCAAGTGAAATTGCGCAAGAAGTTATTGCGTCAATGAAAGAGCCTGAATTAGTCAATAGAGGATCTGAAACCATGGGCCGTACTTTCTGGGCTATGGAAACTACCGATCCTGGATATGTAGCATTTGTTGCTGAACATCCTTCTTATCTGAATAACGACGGAGTTATCACTCCAGCTGTCTATACCACATTTGCTCTTGCTTATGCAGCAATGACAACTAATAGAAATGATACTCTTGTTATAGCATCTTATGGTGAATTTTCTGAAGCCATGCATACTGTATCAAAGAGTAGATGTCATTTCTTAGGAAGTGATGCTGGTGGAAGAATCAATTCTCAAGGATCTAAACTTTCTACTCCTGCTACTTCTGTAGCTGCTAGTATAGCTGTTATTAATAACACAGGTACTAGAAATACTTATAGGAATATTAAGTTTATTCAGCAAGGAACTAACGCTGCTCAAACAAGTGCATTTATTGATGCAGGAGAAGGAACATATATGAAGAATTGTTGTGTCCATCAAAATAATCTTTTAACGACAGCTAATACCCAAGCTTTACTATTCAAGGGTGATACTTGTCATTATGAAGATTGTGAGATTGGAAATTCAACAGTTACTCATAATGTTGATAATCAAGCTCCTTTAGTCATTAAGACTCCTGCTAGATATTCTTACTTTATTAACTGTAAGTTCATTCAGTATTCATTAAAAACAACCGCATCATGTATTGATGTTCCAGACGCTAATGGAATAATTGGTTGGATTATGTTTGAGAACTGTAAGTTAGTATCTGCTAGTAAAGGAGATGGAACTACTGCTGCTGGAACTATGGCTGAAGCAGTTACATCAGTTGCAACTTCTGGTTATCTATACTTTGATAGCAGATGTAATTCTTTTCAAACAACTAGGTTTGGAGAAGCAGATGCATCAATTCTTAGTGCTGCTATTGAACCTAAAGCTAATGGAACAGGTGGAATTGCTATTGTAAGCGCTTAATACATCGTTGATAGATAACATCATTACTAAAAAATGGTGTTATCACTTGAGGGATGTCTAATTAAATTAAATTTAAACTTATGTTTCAAGGAACACACAGAGACTTAAAAGATGAATTAAAACCAAGGTCAGGTTTTATTTATGATGTTATTATGAGAGGATTAGATTCTAGCTTTTGGAAAGCTATATCTGGAACCGTTACTGTTGTTAGCAATAAATTAAGATTTAATGCTGATGCTTTAGGTTCTTATACTCAATTCTTATTTGGGAAATTTGAATTTGCAGTTAATGTTCCAACTACTCCTTCTACTGGAGAAGCTAAGAAATGGGGATTACTTAACCCTTCTGACGCAACTGCTGGTTCTGCTTATTTTGAAATAGTTGGAGCCGTATTTAATGCTGTCAGTTATGATAATGATGGCACAGTAGAAACTACTGCTATTACTTGGGATAGCTGGGAAACAGCTGAAACAAGCTTTGAAATCCAATGGGAAAGAGGTTGGGTTATCTTTTTAGTAGATGGAACTGTAGTGGCAACTCATAAAACAAGCGTAGGTACTTTAGCTCAAGGGCTTTACATCATAAATGCTGACTCTGATAATACTGATGTTGGATTCATCAAAGTCAAAGATACTTCAATGTATGTCTAATAAAATTAATATATTTTTATGAAGAAATTCAAACAACTTCTAGTAATAAGTTTACTTTTCTTATTGCTTGGAATACCTGTATATGCTGGACTTACTGGCCCAGGATCTATAAGTAGTCCTACAACCCCGTCTGCATTGTGCAAAGTCGATTCAGACACATGGGCTTTCTGTAATTCAGCTAGCGACACATTCGGAGACAGTACTGTCCCTGTATTAAACGCTTACTTTACTGGAGCTACTATAGATACTCTTACAGTAGGTGATATTGTTAGTGGAACTATGATTATTGATGTCACTGACCCTGAAGCTCTTTTAATTCGCAGAAACGCTGATGCTGGCGATCTAGCAGTATTTGATACAACTAACTTTGATATAGGTTTATTTGGTGGAGTTGAATTTAGTCCTACTTCAGTTACTTCTACCGCAATCTTAGTTGATCAAAACTTTAATCATATCTCTATTGATATAGATAGCGAAGCTACTTCAGCTACTGTTCTCAATATAGCTGCTGCAAATACTTCTGGCGACTTAGTAAAGATACTAAATACTTCTGAAATGCTAGCATTGGATTATCTAGGTAATTTAGATGTTGCTCAAGATGTAGATGTCGGTGATGATTTATTATTAGCTACTGCTGGTGTAATTGATTGGAACTCTGCTGATAAATTAACTCATTCTGCTAATACAATGACTGTTTCAGGCTTTACAACTTGGGATATGGGAGCTGTCGCTACTTTAGATTTTGATAGTGATATAGCTATTACAACTGGAACTGGCGATGTTGATATTAGTGGAGCAAGTTTAGGCGTAGATGTAACCGAGAAGCTATTGTTAGACGGAATAGCTGGTCATACTTATATATTAGAAAGTACTGCTAATGAGTTAAGTTTCTTTGCTGGTGGATTAGAGGGTTTAAGAATAGACTTTAATGAATTAGAAGTACAACCTTTAATGACTTTAGCTACTGGACCAATAGAACTAGAAGCAGATAGTGGAGCAGTTACTTTAGTAAATTTACCAGTTAGTTCCACACCTGCTGACGGAGATGAAGAAAGTATGACTTTAGCAATAGATAATAATGCTGTATTAAAAGTTTATGGAGAAGCTGATGGAACTGGTGGAGCAGATACTTTTAAGGTTTTAACAACAGGACAAATTACTTCATCTTATACTGGTTCTGCTGGTTGGTCAGTAATAGCTAATACTACTCCAGATACAACTACTTGTATTGAGAGTTGCACCTTTGCTTGTTTATTTGGATGGGATGATACTGGGGCTACTATTCTTGATTGTAGTTCTACCGTACCAGATAAATGTGTATGTATGGGTGCGAATTAGAATTAAAAACTAATAACATATTATGAGAATAAAACAAATATTCATAACAACTTTAATACTAGGCTTATTAGTCACTGGAGCTTTTGTATCTAATGCACTGAAACAATCTGCAGTTAGTTCTGATGGTGGATTAGTTGGTTATTGGAGCTTAGATGCTGATAGCTTATATGATACAGATATATTTCAAGACCTTAGTGGTAATGGAAACAATGGAACTTCTGCCAATACTCCTGTTTATACTTCTGACCAAAATGGAGTACCTAATCAAGCTATGACTTTTGATGGAAGTAGCGATAAGATAACTGTTGGAAATATAGGAAATATAAAGTCAATATCTGGCTGGATTTATCCCACTGCTGATGACAAGAGTTTATTTGATTTAGATGGTGGCACAACTTCTGTTGAAATATCTTCTGGGACTTTATCATCTACTGCTTGGACTGCTCCTGTTTATTATGTAAATGGAGTAGTATCTCAAACTTTAACTTTAAACGCTTGGAACTTCATTACAATAACAGACACAACCGCTGAAAATGCTA